AATTTATACCACTCCGGTGTGCGCTGAGCAGGTTGAGGTTTATTTCTTAGACATTTTAACTGTTCTCCAATATAATCATAGTCCGGTTCTACTAAAATACGAGCATCTTCATAAGACCTTGTAGGCATAAAATCATTAAAGAAGTCTTTAGTTGCTTCTTCTATAATTTCATCTAATTCGCCTTCAGCATCATCATTGAAGAAAATGTCGTCTTCAAATTGCGCATACATAAGTTCATTAATATTTTCTTCAAATATATCTTCAAAATCAGGTTCTGTAATTATCTTTGGATTGTTTCTGATAAATTCCTCCATTAGATACAAACAAGTGTCATATAGCTCTAATGCGTCATCATCTGTAAAATAGGGTGTTTCATCTGCTGTTATTTCATTAATTATATTATCTAGTTCTTCTAACGCAAAAATAAATAATGAAGTCATTTTATTTTAAGGTTTATTATTTAATATAAAGATACTTTTATGTTATTATTTATATACAATAACATAAATATATAATAGTTCAATTTTATATATATATATATATTATTAATCCGAGTCAGAGTCATTATTATCAGTAACATTCTTAGCAGTTCCCTTTTTCTTTGGTGCCAAACTTCTTATAGTTGATACACGTTTATCAATATTTTTTAATGTAAAGTGAATTGTTGGCTTATTAAAATGTAATGCTGGAACTTCTTTGATTTCACCTGTATCCTTATCATATATTACATCCTTAACACGTTGTAGCCGTTTCTTATCTAAACAATCTTTAAAAAATGCGATAAGCTTAGTGTATTCGGGTTCAGTAAGGTTCTGTTCTGTTCTATATTTTTCAGCAAATGCTAAGAGTTTCTTTGTTTTGGCAGTTTTGTCTAGTTTAGACCACGGCTCATTGGCATTACTATTCTTCTCATTTTCTAAGAATTTGTCTAATGTAGATAAGTTAGTTGCTGATTTTGGCTCATTCCAAGTAGAACCATTGTTTATCATTGATTTATATTTTATTGTCTTTAGTTCATTACAAGTGTCATTATTATTTGGTTTTTTGCTAGTAATTACTTCTTCTTTTGTTTCATTTACATCCATTATTTCATTTAAGTCCATTTTGTTGGTTTATATTATAATATAGCGAGTTAAGTTTAACTTGTTTTAAAACATTATATTTATGTTTATTGTTTATATTGTTTTATATTATTTTATGTTGTGCGCAAACTTTAAAAACTTTTTGTATTATTGGATAATATGAATAATATAAAAACAATATTTATTTCTACTACAGAAAATAAGAATAAAAATAAAAATAATACTAGTAAAAATATATTAATAGAAGAAGTAGAAGAAGAAGTAGAAGTAGAAGTAGAAGTAGAAGAAGTAATAGAAAAAGAAGAACAAAATACATCCAAAAAATTATTTATACTAACAAATAGTGAAACTGAATGTGTAAAAAAAATAAAAAAAAAAGAGAAGGAAAAGAAGCTGCGTGTAGAAACAAATACTTGGGGTCTAATTAATGAAGACTTGCTATTTGAAACACAATTATCATTATTAAGAAAAATTAATGACTACTATAACAATAACAATAACAATAACAACAGTAGAAAATTATTTAATAAACAGCAGCAACTAATTATTAGTCATATTAAATCAAAAATATCTAGTTATAAACAGCAGGATATTTTAAAAAAGAAATTAAATGAAGATGCTTTTGTTAGTTTTAATGATGTTATAACCTTACTAATTGATTCAAATATGAAATGTTATTATTGCGCATGTGAAACATATTTGCTTTATGAAATTGTTAGAGAAATGAAACAATGGTCATTAGACAGAATTAATAATGATATTGGACATAACAATCATAATCTTGTTATTTGCTGTTTAGAATGTAACTTAAAACGCCGACGAACTAACAAAGATGCGTTCTTTTTTACCAAGAATCTTAAAATAACTAAGGAACATTATAATAATGATGAAAATAAATTAGAATAAAAGCGTTAAATAATTCATTATTTAAGATAATTATAAATATATAATGAATTATTGGAAATGGAGTAATGGAGAAACGTATTATCAAAGTGCCAGAAAACCATCTGTAAAAGAGACAACAACTAACAATAGTCTAAATTATGATACCAAAATGAACGCGATTGAGCAATCTTTAGCAGAAGATATGCCAGCAGGACTAGGATTTAATGACTATAGTGGCATAAGTGGACTAAGTATGAATGATAATTTCTCTAATATTGAATCTAAACGTGAATCGCTTGACAATAAAATGTCTGATCGTGAACTTATCAGTCAGCGCGGTACTAATCCGTATTCAATGCAAACTAGTTATGTTAATGATGTAGTAACTCGTGATATGTTTTTAAAACCAATTAACACTACCCAAGGGCGCACAAAGAATCAAAATAATCCAGATGGAGAACAAATGGGTAATTAATTTATGTGCTCTTCATACACATAGTATGAAGCAATCTGTTGACTAAATAAGCCAAGAAAGAGTTGATCAATAAGAAGAAAGTATGGATAAGCATTTTCATATCAATCTTGTTAATATGTGTCAACATATAGGTGACAACGGAAATAACACTCAAGACAAAAGCAATGCCAAAGAAGATTGACAAAGCATAAAAGTAGATACAATATTCTTGGCCTAAAGGTCCAAAATAAGTGTTCATGAAATCATTCATATTCATATTAATATTATAGAGCTAGATTATATTTTTCCTAATAGGAATATATTTTGTTAGTTTGCTAAAATATAAAAAGTGAAATATAAACTAAAATATAAAACTAAAATATAAAACTAAAATAACGAAAAAACTACTTAAATATAAGTTTTAAAAACTTAAATAATGACAACAAATAGTTCATATACAACGCAAAATGATTTATTGCTAAAAAATCTATTAGTATTTTATGATACTAATGAAAATAATAATCTAGATAATATGCTGCGAATTATTACAGGTGAATCTAAAATTTCACTTCGTATTGTTGACTGGTTTGCGACCAATTATGCCAAGAAATTCTATACATTGTATACTATTGAACAAACCGTAGATAATGTTGCGCGCCGTTTTAAAGTCTATGACGATTACAAGTTGAAACTAAAGGCTTATAGTAAGCGCCGTTTTGACCCGTTTTGTCGCTGGGATCGTATAAGTATTCCTTATAAAAATGGCACATCAATTGAGACCACTATTGGTCAGCTAAATTTTTTCAAGTGGGCTCTAGAAAATAAGGTAGTTGATTATATTGGAGAAAATTATGACACAATAGAAAAAGATATGAATAGTCGTAATAGCACATCAAAACGCAAGGAGACAATTGTTGACAATTCAAAGACACGAAAGAAGCGAGAAGAATTATCTATTTCGGCAACTAAGAGTATTAAAAAGGAGAAGGTAGAAATCGTGGTACACTTTAATTAAAGTGGTTTGCTGGTTGCCGATATGTGGTTGACAAAGAAAGGTGGTTGTTTATTTTGCCCAGTTTATTTCATAATAACCACAGCAATTATGCTGTCTTTTTGTAATATTGCTGTCTGGAAATATGTTTTGTAATCTATGTATGACACGGTTTTTTATTATATTTGGATTAATATTTTTTGGAATAACAATACCATTATATTTTTGTTCCTTTAATATCCATTCATTATAGCCATCATAATTATTACATTTATCATCTTGTCTGTTTTTTAATTGGAGACACATAATAGTAAAATTAAGAGATGTTTTACCATTTAATGCTGACTTTATAACATGTTCATGAATATAACTAAATTTATCTTCTACTAGCGATTCAATAATTAATCCTCGTAATTGATATGAGAGCATTTGTGGATTATCATCATAGTCATCATTATTATAGTCTTGGGTTATATGATATTTATTTAATTCAGTTAAAATAATAGTATGAATTAAATAAATAATAGTGATTGTACACAGGGAATATAGTAAGAATAAGTAGGTGTTGTTCATTTTATTTTAGATTATAGATTATATTATAGATAATATTACAGGTTATATTATTCAATTTTTTATAAAAAAGAAAATAAACGTATTAAAAATAAGCATTTATACATTATTAGACAATATAATTTATAAATGGGTAATACTCAGTCAATACAAAAAATAAATTTTGAAGATATGCAAACAGTAACAAAAAATCCAGAAATATATTTACTTATTAATACACTACCAATATCAGACCAACAGTGCTTAATACGTGGCACTGTCAGTTGCGAACAAGAAGAACACGCAATTAATAAATATCTTAAGGAAAATAGGGGACTACGTATTATTGTATATGGAAAAAATTGTAATGATGACAGTGTTCAGAAAAAATACCAGCAATTATTGACATTAGGATTTTATAATGTATATGTGTATAAAGGTGGTCTATTTGAGTGGTTAATGCTTCAGGACATTTATGGAGCCGAATTATTTCAAACAACAAAACCAGAAAAAGACATACTTAAATTTAAACCACCGCCAATGTTAAATATATCGCTTTTAGAGAATTAGATTATAATAGTTTTGCTTATATATTTGGAAATATTAGATTTTTTATTATAGACGATTCTTGTTTCTGATTCTGAATTTTAACTTCTTGTTTTTGTCCTGTTTCTTGCTCTAATTCTTTCAATGATGGCAACATTAGCCCTGTTTTGCCTTTTTCCTGATTAACATCTAACACATCTAGTGCCATATTTGATAATTGGTCTGCGCGTTTATTAAACTCGCGATAAACATGGGTTACTATAATATTATCAAATTGGGTCTTTAAATGTTGAACCTCTTGATAAAGCTCTTGTAGTCCAGGATTTCTTACCTTGTATTCACCATTAATTTGATTAATAACTAATTGGCTATCACCATATACTTGTAAGGTTTTAATATCTCTAGATAATGCTTCTTTTAGACCTAATATAAGCGCACTATATTCTGATTGGTTGTTAGTTTTTGTCCCAATATATTGACACGATGCCCATATTTCTTGACCATTATGAAATATAACAGCACCTATTCCTGCTGGACCAGGATTGCCTCTTGATGCTCCATCAAAATTTAATGTATATTCATATGGTTTTGTATTCATTTCTATATATTTATGTTTAGGACTA